TGTGTATGAGATTGGGCCGACCCTACCGTTGTTAATGAGCTGCTTGTCAAGCAAGTCCATCCGGAGGCCGGAAATCTCACGCCATACTGCGTGTTCCTGAGACAGCATGTGCGTGTGCACATGTGCGTCGAATTTTGAATAGTCACCGAGTAGCGCGACAGGGTCTTTGAAGAAGGTAGACTTCTCCAGCCACACCTGCGCCACTCTATCGGGAGTCATCCCTTTAGAGCAGTCGGGTAAAGCGGTGGGGCCCATGCCAGGGCCGCCGAGCAGCTCGTGCTCAGCGGGACCCATGACACGGGACAGGGCCAGGTTGACAGCCGGATCCCTGAACTGGATCATGCGCGGCGCCTTTGATTCTGCTGTTTCCGGTTCGTACTTGTCAGCTTTCACAAAGGCAGTTATCCCGAACCTGAGTGTACCGTCAAGCAGCGCCTTGTTACAGGCTTCCACGACACGGCTTCTCTTTGCTCCGGAAAACTTTTCCACACACTCGTCCAGCGGCGCAGGGGTAATGCGCCTTACACCCACCCACTCACCCCGCACTTGGGTCATCGTCTGCATCACGTCTTCCTGAGTCCAGTGCTTCCAGACGGGATTGCTCCCGCCTATCAACTCTGTTCCCGATGTAGTGTGCGACAACCACTCCGGCGCCGGATTGTTATCCAGCAGATGGCGGGACGCGAGCCCCACCACTGCATTGTGCGTACAGGAATGATGCGTGACGATGTCTGGCAATCTCAGCGTCGCTGGCTGGTACAGTGCTGTCGTGAAACCGAAATGTCTGTGTTCGTACGGTTCGACTTGCATCTTGTGACCAGGGGCGAGCTCGCCTACAGGAAGGGAAGTGCAGATCCCCTCCCGGCGCCACCCCTAGCAGTCCAGGAGCGACTTTACCTCAGTCTCTCGCGCCACCTCCACGCATTGAAGCACTGCGAGGCAGTAAAACTTCCACGGGAGGTAGACCAGTGCGACGGTCACGAGTGCCAACGGAGCAAGCTCCGCCAGCACAAGGGCGCACACAGCCACGAG